ACTGGATTAATTCTCATTGGATAAAGCTTGTCTCTTTGTGCTTTATTTGGGTTATATGCTAGTTTAATAGCATTATTGATAATACCGCGTTGCTGTCCTGCAGGTGAGAACCAAGGATATGCAACAATGTTAGTGCGGCAAGATAGACCAGCGATGTCTCCATTCGTTGGAATGTAAACAAACTTGTTGTTGAATCTATCGTAAGTATACTTGAATCCACTATCAAATACACCATAAGAGGTGGACATTAGTGAACTAAAGTACTTAATTAGGTTATCTGTCTGAGTAGTTGTATTAGTAACACCAACTAAATCAGCTTTATGTGGACCAACCATTGCCATGCAGTCCTTTCTGCTATTTGCTAGAGAAAGAAGATATCCTGCTTTTGCCTTAGAATCATTAACATCAGTAAGGCCAGGACCCATGATTAAGTAGTCCATTTGAACTTCATCCTTATTGGAGAATTTTCCGTAGGATGTAATTAGATCACCAAGTGTTGCGGTGAATCCATTAGATGCAGAGTAGTCAATACCACCAGTAAGGGTGTAACTGACATTACCTATTGCACTGAAAGTAATACCTTGTGCATTTTGTCCCCAAAGACCTTCTGAAAGAGTGACTTTAGTACAATCTGTTGAGAATCCAGTTGATTCTGGTTTTGTACCCCAATAAGAATCAACAGCACTAGATGGGTTACCACCAGCATAAACTTCGTCTGAGAAATCTGCAATGTACTGTTCGTACCAGATCTTCTGAGGAGAATTTACAGCAGAAATACAATCTTTTGCTTTAGAAAGACTTACGTGCTTCTCAAGAACATTTCCTTGAATACCAGTAATGGTTCCCATATCATCAACGATAACAACGTGCATAGCATCGTTCTTACCTTGTCTATCAAGAACATATTGGTTTGTAGTTGGTCTAGGAGCGATTTCTCTCCAATACATAACTGCATTGGTAAGACCTAACTGCTGATTATCATACCAGTCAATTGCAGTTGCAGGTGTAAATGCAGCAACAGCAGAAGAACCAGTAACAACACCAGAGTTGTTTAAGAACATTACGGAATCACTAGTATCAAATTGACCCCAAGCAGTTCCCTCAGCGTAATCTTGTGCAGTTATAACTCCTGCAGCAGATACTCTTTGTACAATCTTAACATCAATTGTGGAAGCACTATCAGTTGAGTCAGTAGTAACACCAGTAATAATTCCTTTTAGATATCCACTATAGGATTCAGTTGATCCTGCTCCTGGTATAACAACATTAGAAAGTGCCGCAGTAACAGCATATCCAATAATAGCACCAGCAGTTGCTAGACTATCGGTAGTAATACCAATTGTTTGGTCTGCAAAATCGTCAATGGTGCAAATCCTCATATTGTTTGCCCAAGAACCAGGGTTCTTAGCAGCCCAATTGAAGTTAGTTGCATCAGAATGATTATTGATATAATCATCATAGTTGTCGATTCTACCAGTACCAGTCATGGTAGTAGAAGCAATACCAACAGCAGCGTTAGCATTTTGTAGGGTAGAACCAGCAGTTCTAACAACCTTTAAGACTCCTCCATAAGAAAGATATGCTGCTGCCACCAACCAATAGTCGTTTTGAGCATCGGTAGTCTTTGGCTTACCAAAAACGCTGATTAATTCTTGCTCTGTGGTGATATCAATAGGGTCATCGACAGGTCCGATTGGGAAGGGTCCCGCAATGCCACCAATGTTATCAAGAACATTATCAGCTCTTCCTACGGTAAGGTCAACTTCTCTGGTTAATACACCTGGAGATAATTGAGGAGTCGCCATTTTTACTTTCTCCGAAGTCTCAGTATTTCTAAAAAATATTTATTGTTTGCAACATTTACGAAGGGTTAAAAATGCATGAACATTAAATGAACACTATTGCATATACTCCCACATATAAGATCTATCTCCATATTCGTCTGCCTGGAACCATCTATCTCCATCACTATCTAATTCTCCTTCATCACCCAATCCATCAACCATAAAACCAAATGGTGCCATATCTTGTTCTATTGCATTCTTCTGTTCTTCATATAATCTTTTTCTTACATCTTGATCTGTAAGTTCCTTAAAGTAGTCACATTGCACTAACCATGCATAGATGACTAAACACATTGCAAGGTCATCATTACATCCTTCTTCTGCTTCAAATGAATTACTTTTTTGAATGAATGTAGTCAATTCACTCATAATATCATAATCGCATGAAAGAAGTTTATCGGATTCTATTAATGTCTTAAGATTAAGAGCACCAACCTTCTTAACAGTCTTAGACATCTTAACTCCAAGCTGAGTCTTCTTCCCAGAGAATCCTTGACCAACAACTTGTCCTGCTCTCCCTCTCATAGAACACATAAGAAGATTCTTATATTCCATATCAAAATTTAATATAGATGCTACTTGATCACCAATATCATTCACTTCACATAATATAAATGCATCATTATAACTCTTTCCAACTTCTTCAATAATACTTGGAAAAATCATAGGTTTAATTTCATTATTTCGATATTTGGCAACAACACAATGAGGAAATTCTGAAATATCAATAACAACAAAAGCAGAATAATCTTTATTTACACCTCTTGCTACATCCACAGTCATAACATAATCATGACCTTTTTGTGGTTGGACGTATACATCTAAACCAGCATTTCGAGTCTCTGGTTCCTGATAGATCATACTCCTTAACTTACTTGGAGCAATTAAAGTATCAACTGATCCTAAAAATTCACACTCAAACTCAATTTTAAACTGCTGTTCAGATGTGTTTGCAATAGTCTGTTCTTTCCATACTTCATCTCTTCCAGGAACTTCAGACCAATGAACATCAGTTGGTACATATTGATTCTTTCCTCTTTCTGCATCATGCCAATACCTATAGAAATGATTCATCCCGTGAGGGGTAGAAACCATTATAACTTTTGTTGTTTTACCAGAAGTAATAGTAGGATAAACACTGGCAAAGAACGAGTCAGCAATGTGATTCGGGACGAAAGCGAACTCGTCGAGAAAGAGGATGTTAAACGACATACCTCGGACAGCACTTGCAGACGTAGAAGCAGCCAATATTTTACTGCCATTCTCTAACTCCAAACTACCTTTGTTCCAGGAAATAATACCCTGTTGCATCCATTTAGGCAAATTCTCATAAGCAGTTTGTAATCTACCTAATAGATCTCTTGCAGTTGCTGCTTTGTTAGCAAGAATACCAATATTGACATTATCATTAAATACCGCATAATGCAAGAGATATGATACAGACGTAGTAGACTTACCAGTCTGTCGAGG